TCTCAGGATGAGATCGAGATGCAAGAGCATAGAGTCATCAATCTGTTAGAAAAGTTATTAAAGGATTCCAATGGGTGCACATAACGAAACGTGTTCAGATATAGAGTTTATCCAGTTATGGGGTCAACTTCAATCTGCTACCAAAATGTCACAACATCTTGGGACAAGCATTAGAGCAGTTCATATGCGTAGAAGGTGGATTGAAGATCACTACAAAATGACTCTTGGTGCTAGTGACCATCGTGGCTTTAAATACGATAAGAACAAGCCTAAGACATTCTCTCCGCTAAAACAGATAGACCTTGGCATCCTAGACGGCACTGTGATTGTGTTCTCTGATGCTCACTTCATACCTGGTCAACGCTCTACCGCCTTTAAAGGGCTTTTATGGGCTATCCAAGAGTTCAAACCAAAGGCAGTGATATGTAACGGTGATGCTTTTGATGGAGCGTCTATATCTCGCCATGATGTAACAGATCAACCCCAAACCTCTGTCATTCAAGAGCTAAAGGCTTGTCAGGGTGCTTTGGGTGAGATTGAGGAAACAGCTAAAGCTGAGAGACATAATGTAAAGTTGGTGTTTACATTTGGTAATCACGATGTAAGGTTTGCCAATAGATTAGCGCAACACGCGCCACAGTTTAAGGATGTACAGGGCTTTAAGCTGACAGACCATATTACAGAGTGGGATTTCTGTTGGGCAGTATGGCCTACTCCTGATGTCATCATCAAGCACCGATATAAAGGTGGAGTTCACGCTACCCATAACAATACTGTGAATGCAGGTGTGTCAATCATTACTGGACACTTACACTCTCTCAAGGTTACTCCGTTTGACGACTACAACGGCACTCGCTATGGAGTAGATACTGGCACTTTGGCTGAGACTGATGGCCCACAGTTTACCTATGCAGAACTAAACCCTAGTAACCACAGATCAGGCTTTGCTGTGCTGAACTTCTTTAACGGCAAGCTATTGTGGCCTGAGTTAGTCCATAAGTTCGATGAAGACCAGATTGAGTTCCGTGGTGAGGTAATTGATGTAGGTGCATTTTGAGTGCTTGGCTAATCATTCTCACGGGGCTAATCTACGCTTATATTGCGGTGGAACAGCTTGTTGTCGGCAATCCCCACATGAGTATCGTTTATGCCGGATACGCTGCTTCAAACGTGGGTCTTTACTTACTTGCTAAGTAGCATCCTTTTGGAAGACTCCGCTAGGCAAAAGCGTCCCCCTACGATTCTTGATCTGATCGTATGCAACTTCCATACAGTCTACCAAATTTAAGTCCTGTAGAGCGCAATAGTTGACCAGGCAGACCATGACATCGCCTACCGCATCCTCCATAGCTTCACGATCATGTTTCAAGGTTGCATCAGCCAATTCACCCATTTCAGATACCGCTTTTAAAAGCTGAACTTCTGGTGTGCTGTTAGGGATAATCTTTCGAGCCTCGGCCCACTGTATGATTTTTATTTCAATGTTTGCGTAACTCATAATTTACCTTTCATATTTCTTACAAAAATAGCAAAACTAGAGGCTGTATCTCCAAATGGCATCTTGTCAAACACACTGGCCACTTCCTCTAGTGTTTTAGTTCTGACAGGGCAATCACGGCCTTGGATGCAGTCATAGGTGCAACAGTCCATGCCGCTAGACTTGTTTGCTCTCAGGATTTGCTTACCAAGGTTGCTGTTTTTCTCAACCATGTTGAAAGCCTCATCTTCCTCTGAAGTCCAATCAGTCATGTGTTCTTCTCCTTGAGTTTGGCTTCAATGTCTCTGGCAAAGTCGTCCATCCATGCGCCATAAACAATTCGCCATTCAGCAGATAGTAGTTTTAAATCTTCCGCCGTCAGCCCTACCCATGTGCGCTGTGGTGGGATGTAAAAAGCATTATCAGATGATGCTGTAGGTGGGAGATAGGCCAAAGTCTCATCCTTTGCTTCTAGTGCGGCTTTAATGGTGTTCAGGGCTTCCGCTGACTTATTAGCCGCGCAACGCCATGAAATGCCCGTGTGTGGCCCTTGATTGTTTGCGCCTTGATTGATGTACGCAAGCGCCTCCAATGCAAGGCGTAATGCTTCGTCTTTAGTCATGTTTTCTCCTGTAAAGAGATAGGCATGTAGATGCAAGCCTTATCCTTGCTGTTTATACAAGAGACATGAATAACATCCTTTAAGCCATTGCGCTTACAGTTCTTACACTTGGCATCAGGCTCTTTTGGTAGACAACCAATGAGTTTAAACATGCTCACTTTTCCTTCGCTAAAGGTGGTGGAGTCATCTTCTCTGATGGCGGTGTCCATCCATACTTTTTCCACAGTGTTTGAACGTCAGATCCAGATTCCCATATAAAGTCTTTCATGGGAACGGATGGATAACTGATCTTTGAATGCGGAGGTAATATCATGCTACCCACTCTCTTTCATTTCTGCCTGAGTTGGATCTGACTGTTTTGCCAGTGAGATGGATAAGACCAATCTTTTGCATCTCGTTTAAACGTCTTGCAACTTGATTTCCATCTAGGTTGGTCAATGAGGCTATCCCATCTTTTCCAAGCGCACCATGGAGCTTTAAACAGTCTAGGATGACCTCGTAGTGATGTGAGGCCACTGGTTTGATTGACTCTGCCGCTTCAAATGAAGTTAGCGGGTCTGTTGTCCTAACTCGTGGAAAGCTAGGCATCTGAAACATTTTGTCGAAAGCACTTTTAATATCCATTATTAACTCCTATTAGTGGGGTACTCGCTGCGTCTGTGTTCGTCCGCAAGCCAGAAAAAAGCCTTCGCCACAGCATCCGCTTTCCCCCGTTGAAAGTTTATCAGAAAGGAAGACTTATTCATAGATTGCTTTATTTTCGCTATGCCATAAGTGGTGGCATTTAAGACAAAGCCATCTAACTTCCAGAGGTTTTGTGTAGTCATCGTGATGCGCCTGAACTAACATTGTTGATTTGCAAATTGAGCATGAATCGGCTACTTTAAGTTTTCCGTCTCGTATGTAATTTCGTGTTATTACATGAGCTGCATACTTTAATGGATACCTTTTTTTATACGATTCTGTTGCTTTTTTCCTTGAAATCTTGCCTTGCTCAGTTTTCTGATAATTAGCTCTTGCTTCTGCTCTATGCGGAAGATTTGATCTTTTTTTATCATATTGCCTGACCTTATCAATGTTCGCATTTCTGTGTTTTTTTACTCTATCTTTAACGCATTCAGCGCACTTGTTTAAATGCCCGTCAGCCATCATTGGATGTTTATAAAATTCACATAAAGGCTTTTCTTGGTTGCATTCACGACATACCTTCATAACTTCTCCTTTGGAATGGTATGTAGCTAATATACCATACTAAAAAGGCATATCGTCTGAATCAAAATTGGTCGTTTTAGACCGCTCTGATGGCTTTGCTTTGTATTCTTCTTTTGGAGACAATGCCAAGCCCATAAACTTGCCTGATTTGCCCTCCTTGATCCATGCTGACAACCAATAATCTTGGCCACCAACAGTGATATTTCCTTTGTAATCAGGGTGGTTTGGTGTTTCTTTCTTATCGTTTTTGAACAAAACGCCTGAGTTATCTTTCTTTTCCATTTACAGCTCCTTAGCCTTTTTTAACGCACTTCTTACCTTACTTGGAAGCAAAGTCCAGAGAGCAACTTTCTGTTCGCTATCTAGGTTCTCTGATTCCAACCTTTCCCAAGCACCCTTGGGATCACCTTGCTCACATGTGGCAATTAGTTCTATTGCCATATCTTCAAGATATCTCAACTCCTCTGGAGGGATGTTGTCCTGTGCCCCCTGAGTCGGCGTAATCACTACTGATCTGCCCTCTTCTGGCAAGTCTTCACCGCTATACAAATACATTCCAAGACCATGAAGTGCAAGGGCTTTTGTCATGCAGCGCATGATGGCTGTATTGACTGCAAAAGCATCAGGATTAGGGATTGCTTTATTGCGGTAGTCCATCACTGGCAATTGACAAGTCATTGGTTTGCCAAACATGGTGACTGTAACGAACACCATTGCCGTGCCGTTGATGTCCATGAAACACTTGCCATCGAACATGTTTACTACAAAAGTAGCGTTAGCGTCTGCTTTTAGAGCTTCTGCCCATGCCCAAGCCCATGATAGGTAGGACAGGTTATTCTTTTTCTCAACGTGGTCATTGACATTTTTTGACAACAACTTTGCGATTAACTCTTTGCGGTCAACCAATAGACCTGGTTGGTTTGGGTCTCGTGTGTAACTTTCCATATTAACTCCTGTTAGTAAGAATATTGATCTAATTCGTCTTCAATGATTGCTTTTTGTTGGTCAATGTCTAAATCCTTGAACTGGATAAAATCTGCTTCTTGACAGCAAGATATTTTGTTTCCCATAGCGTTTAAACAGTATGGGCAGTAGTGGATGTCAGAGAACTCTGACACATAGGTTTGGAATAGTGTTTTCATCAGTGCAGACTGTCAAAAGCCATTTCCCAAAGAACATCAGATGCCAGAATGGTTAGGTGTTCTAACTCATCGTCTGTCAATGGTGTTCCATCTTCATAGCATCCACTTGAAAAGTAGGCATCAGCAAAGTCTGGATAATCTTCGCTATCTACTCCACCAACTTCTAGGTCTACGACCTTTTTTCCATTAAGAATCGGCATATTCACTCCTGTTAACGTGGTCAACCCACACCACTAATGTGCCACAGGTTTTTAGACTTTAATATTAGGACAAACCCTAATAGACAAACAAAAAAACAACACTACTATTCTGACCATGAACATCGAACAAATTGAACAAAAGTGTGCAGAGACATTGCTTGATTACGCAATCACAATGGCGAATGCTTATGTAACCGAACCAGAGGACTTCAATGCCGCAGTAGTAGCTTTGCTTTGTAGAACACTAGAAAACCACTTAGACCGACCAATCAACATTCAGGAAATGTATCAATGAGCCAAGCCAAATTTATCCGCGCCCTTCAAAACGGCCCTATGACCTCTCGTGAAATAGCCAATGTGACAGGTATGCCTCAAGCAACAGTCTTGTCTACGGGTAAAAAACTCCGTTATCAGGGTAAATTGACCACAAAACAGGTCAAAGATGGCCAATATTGGGTGGCTCTATACACCCTAGATGACAGCCTGATTGAGTCAAAGCCTCAACAGACAGACGATGAGCCAAGATGCCTACTGAATCCGTTTGATATCAGGAATGCCAAGGGTATATTTACACCGGCTGAGTACAAAGTTATGAATGCACAGGCTAGAAGAATTTATAGCCCACGATCAAATGAGATCACCAACAATCAATATATTTGATACAATGTTTTGAAACACGGCTAGGTTTGGGGTTGCTCCCAAGCCGAAAAGAGTTAACCCTTCTCCTGCCGAGGTTTCTTTCAAAGGGTTTTAAAAAGCGGAAAATCATGCACTTTTATAAGTTTCACATTGGTGACTACATGAGTCACACACGCCATCTTTCTCTGTACGAAGACTTGGCATACAGAAGACTTTTGGACTTCTATTTTCTCCATGAACAACCCATCAAGCACCGAGATGCTGCCCGTCAGATCGGCATGAGGGAGCATGAAGAGGATGTTTTAACAGTACTCAATGAGTTCTTTTTATCCACAGATGAGGGGTTCGTAAACCCAAGGGCGAACAAAGAAATTGAGGAATACAAGGCTCATCAGGGTACTTCTGCTTATGGGGCGTTTATCAGAGACAATCAAAGTCTGAAGTCTGTTGTTCAAAAAGATGTTTATATTCAACACTTTACAAATGGCACACTAGACACATATATCAAGGCATTGAGGACACAAGATGTACCAATCATGTCCACATCATCGATACACGATGCAACCACTAACCATAAACCAATAACCACTAACCATAAACCAAAGAGAGAGAGCGCAACTGTCGTTGCTTGCCCACCAGATGTTTCTCAACAAATTTGGGGTGACTGGGTAGCCTTGCGTAAAAGCAAGAAAGCACCGATTACCCAAACTGTTTTGAATGGTGCTATTGCTGAAGCAAAGATACTTGGTTGGCCTTTGGAGAAGTTTTTGGCTGAATGGTGCAGTCGAGGTAGCCAAGGTTTAAAAGCAGAGTGGATTGTTAAACCAAACCCCGCAGATAGAGTGAGGCTCACAGTTGCTCCATCAAATGAGCCTGACCCCGCACTTGAGAAAATCAAGGCTGATGAAAAGAAAGCCGCACCTATTCCGCTAGAAGTGTTGGCTAGAATGGCTCAAATAAGGGGCAGAGCATGAAAGTGTTGCCAATAAACAACTTTGAGGTTGAGCCTTGGTTGCTTGAAAAACACTATGCCAAGCGAATGCCACAAATTATGTTTGCGTTTGGGCTTTACAAGGATGACATCTTGATTGGAGTTGTAACCTATGGGATACCCGCTTCACCACCACTTTGCATGGGAATCTGTGGAAAAGAATACTCAGACAAGGTTTTAGAGCTAAACCGAGTCTGTTTACTGGACAACCACAAAAACGAAGCATCATTCCTTGTTGCGAACTCAATCAAGTTATTGCCCAAACCTATGATTGTGGTTTCGTTTGCAGACACAAGTAAGGGTCATGTTGGTTATGTTTATCAGGCCACCAACTTCCTTTACACGGGTTTATCAGCAAATAGAATTGACTGGACAATCAAGGGACAAGAGCATAAACATGCCAAAACCATTGGTGACGGTTTAACCTTGGCAGAGATCAAGGAGCTTCATGGTGATGATTTTTACTATGTTGAGCGATCCAGAAAGCACAGATACATCATTTTTCATGGGTCTAAGACTGACAAAAAAGTCATGCGATCTAAGCTGAAATACGAAGTTATGCCCTACCCAAAGGGTGACTCACAGAGATACGACTCTGGAACAACTGTAAAAACCCAACAACTTTTATTTGTATGAACTACTTTGAAGCCATGAGACTGTTAGACAGAGTAAAGGAAGGCGTACCATATCCGGTACGTCTTATTTCAGAAGCGTTAATCCTAACTGGCGACTTGGATGAGTAGATACCAATGGCGTACACCAAAAAATCCAATGTTGGAGACAGAGTGATCTTAGAGCAAGCCGAAGCCAGAGAACTCTACCGAAATTGGGAGTGGAGCAAGAACCGCGAACTCATCAGGGCGAGACTTGATAGGGCAGAGAAAATCTACGGGTCAGGTGCAAGAGATCGAATCCGAGAATACATGAATAGAATTAAGGATGGGCAACTTTTATGACATTTATGGTCACATTCAAGGTAGATGCTAACCCTGTTGGCAAACAAAGGGCTAGATACGCTAGACGGGGAAACTTTGTTCAGGCTTATACACCTGAGAAGACCAGAACCTATGAGACTTTAATCAGGGATTCTGCAATAGAGGCAATGGGCAGTTCAGAACCACTGGAAACACCAGTAAATCTGTATCTGTACATCAGAGTGCCAATTCCCAAGTCTTACTCAAAAAAGAAGGTAGAAGACTGTTTAAACGGCTTGGATAAACCTATCCGTAAGCCTGACGCAAGCAACATTCTCAAAAGCGTAGAAGATGGCATGAATGGGATTGTTTACAAGGACGACTCCCAGATCGTCAATCTGCATGTGACGAAGGTTTACTCGTCATTAGCGGGTGTTGATATTTGCGTAAAAGAATGCTTGGATTAGGGTTTATCCCTATTCAAAACTTTGCCAAACAGGAATAAGATTTAATTTTTAACAGGAGTTACGACATGGAAAATACATGGGAATTTGATACAACCACAGGCGAAGGTAGCGAGATCGTCACAATCGTTTACGAGTACGAGGAAGATGCCGACTCTACCTATAACGAGAACATCAAAGAAATCTGGTTTGAAGGACGTAACGTCATTGGCCTATTTTCTGACGAACAGTTCAAAGAGTTGGACATGGAAGCCGCAATGCGCTTTCAGGATCACAAAGCTAACTACAAGCAAACATCGGATATTCACCCATGAGCGACAATTCTCCGCACAAAGCGATACAGTTCCTGATCGACACTAGCCCCCTATATGCGAAGGCTAAGGCTGACAGGATGTACTTAGAGGGTTTTATCAAGTCCCGCAAAGCCCAACTGCAAAGCCAAGCGGGTACAGAGGTTATCGGGAAACAGGAAACTTACGCCTATGCCCATGCCGACTACATCGAAATCTTAGAAGGAATCAGGGAAGCTGTGCAGAGGGAAGAGCGATTTCGTTACCTTATGGTTGCGGCTCAAGCTCGCATTGAGGTGTGGAGAACTGAGCAATATAGTGCCAGAATGGAAATGAAAGCCACCACTTGAACAACAAACTGAACGCAAAGGAACGATTGCACCTTGCAAGGGTTAAATCTCTCCCGTGTTCAGTCTGCGAAGCACCACCGCCGAGTGAGGCACATCACTATAAACAGGGTCTGCAATACACTTGCATAGCCCTTTGTGTTGACTGCCACCGAAACCCTTTACTTGGTTGGCATGGTCAAAAACGGGCGTGGTCGATTGCTAAAATGCTAGAAATAGATGCGCTGAATGAAACCATCCGCCGATTGTGCGAGGATATGCCCACAAAAGGCGATAAAAGCCCGTTCTAGGCGTTTTTTTGCACTGGTCAATAGTTGGGTAGCCAAGACGTAAAAAAACCCTCCTGAGAGGGTCTGAGGGTTTAGCGTTTCCCGCTAAGTATTCGGAGAATTAAAGCGATGCAAGCATACAGCATCGTTTAAACGCTCTCTAACATATTCAGCGCATCAAGTTTACATTGCCCAACTTGGTCATCTGTCAAGCCGTAAGCTATTTGTTCCGCAAGGTTTGAGGCTTGTTCCGCTTTTTGGTCGTCTGGTGCTATCAAGGCCAAAATTAAGGCTTTAGTGAGTGCTTGGGATTGTGTCATTTTATTGCTCCAATGCGTTTAAACAGTATGCACAACAACTGCGGCAATGATGCCGTAATCATTTAATTTTTTATGTGCGTGTTCCATCATCCAATTATCTGGAAAATCAACAAATCCATAATGCTCAGATATTCCAGTAAATTCCCCATTATAATTTTTAATAACTTTATTGATGAATGGGCGACATTTTGCATTATCGTATTCATTCTCAATGGCGAGTGTATATTTATTAGTCATTTGAATCCTTTGTTGCGTTTGAAATATCTTTGAGCATTAACTCAGTGTCAATGTATCGGGTGAGAATATCTAGAATAATCTCCTCACGATCACCCGTGAAATATAAGCCCGCAGTGTCGCCAGTTTGAACGTCTAATGCGTCCTGAATATGTCTGCAAGCCTCGTGCAAGGCATTCTCTGCAAGTGTTTGAATATCTTGATTAGTCATTGTGTAATTGCTCATGATTTAACCCTAAGTTGTTTAAACGCTTTGCACTTGGCAAAGTCCGACAAATGGAACTCGTGCAGTATTTGGTCTGGGTTGTTTTCTGCCCAATAATAAAACCCTCGTTTAGATCGTTTTTTGTGCGTGAAGTGCAAATGGTCGAGGTCACAAATTCGTTCGTCAAATGATCGAGGCTTAAAGCCGCTTGGAGGTTGTCTCATGCTGACACCTCCAGTTCTTTTACATCTTGAATAAACTCTTCAGCGTGAACAACTTTATAGTTTTCGCTTCCTGTAAATTCATCGTGTGCCACATCTTCAGCATCACTTTCATTTTCAGCTTCTACCTCAAGAAAATAAACTTGATGCTCGATTCGTACATATTGAACTTCAAACTTTTTCATGCTGACACCCTGTCGTAAATAGCCCATTGAGCCGTGTCATAACCTTCTAACCTTGGGATGGCATCGGCAATAATTGCCTCTATGAACTTATCAGCAAGGGAATTCTCAAAATCTGGATGTTCGCACGATTGATAACGCAAGCACTGAGCCGCTTTAATCGCTTCAATGGCCGTGAGAATGGGAGCACCTCGGTCGTAATCTATCTGCGTGGTTTCGCTCTCACCATAGCGATAGTTGACGCTCTTTACATTTTCTTCAAACAATATCTGAGCAACGGCTTGCTCATTGTCGAAAGCGTTTAAACGCATTACTGTTGCGCCATAGGAAACGCCAACCTTGTGCCGTGAGGCATAGCGAACCAAAGCGTTGATGTGTGAATCTGTAACGATAAAAGCTGACATTTTTAACACCTATAAAATGATGCGACATTGCACCGCATAGACCCAACCCGTGAGCCTATACGTTGAGATGTCACTTAACCAATATATCGAAATACTCTAAAAGTCCGATACAAAGGGCAAGCCCAAAGCCAATGGCAGTTAAGTAGTCCAACAGTTTGTTTTTAAAGTCTTGCATGATGTTTAAACGCTCTCTCTAATGGTTGTTTTGTCTTTGTTTGCAATAGAGTTAGCCCAAGCCAGTTCAAAGATTTCTGGGAAAGCCCAAAAAAGCCTTAATGAGTTGGTGTTGTCTGCCCTTAGCATTGCATCACCCAAGCACATTGCAAAGCCACCAAATGACCCCTTTTAAAGGTCATTGCCTGAATAAACCAATTTATCGCCTAGTGTATAATCGAGTTTCATTTTTAACGCCTCTAAAATAGTGCAACAGTGCACCCAAAGCCAACCTGTCACGTTGGCTAAAGCTGAACTGTTTAAACGCTCTCACCGAGCCACTGGGTACGAAGCTCAGACAGTTGGTCGAATATCTCTTGTTTTGTACCTTTGAAGCCCAAAGCCTTGAGGGTTGAATAAGCACTTGAGCCGCGTTTCTTCATTCCCATAATTTCAAGGTTGAGAGCTTGACGCAAAGCAAGAATTTGGAATTGAGCGATTTTGTCTTGGTTAGTGATTGCTGACATAATTTAAGCCTTTCGATATAGTGCAACAGCGCACAGGAAAACCCGCAAGGGCTTCCCTCTGAGTTGTTTAAACGGTGTCCATTTCGCCATGGTCAGGGCAATGAGGTGCGCCCATGTCATTGAGCCACTTACCCGCAACCCTGACCGTATATCCACAGTCACGGCAAACACATTTCAACATGCGGGTTGTCTGTTTCTTTTGTGCGTTTGAGGGGATCAGGTCAGCGTGTGGATAAGTGCCAAGCCTTTCGAGAACTGGCAAAGCCCAAACCTTGAAACTCTCACCCGCTACTGTGGCGGTCATTTTGCCCTCTAAGCCAATGGCGGTAGCAGTGCGTTTAAACAGCTTCCCATGTCCATCGTTGGGGTGACAAGCATGGACAAGCTCATGCGCCAAGATGTCCAAAACCCGCATCGAATCGCTGATTGTGGGAGAAATGAAAATCTCAGCGTGTTTATCGGCTGAAGCTCTGGCAGACCAACATTCTCCGATTCTGCGATTCTTATTAGAGAGGGCAGATTTTGAGGGGAAGCCACAGCTTGAGCGAACCTCTAAGGGTAAGTCAACGCCATGTTGTTTAAACAGGCCACGAAGCTCTGTTGTTGCGTTTGCAAGCCATTGTTCTCTAGTGTTGATCATAATATTCACGCCTTTATAAATGTTGATGAGAGAGGGTTTTTTTTGCCCTCCCCATTAATGTGCCAGATTTTCACAAAATATTTGAAGTGAAAACCCTTAGTGGTAAACCCTAATACTGATACCCCATGCAGTACCAGTTATTCACAGGCTTTGGTCTTATATAAGAGTAAAAATGTGGACAACTATCACTACTGGTGTGAATAACTTTTTTTCAGGGGTTAGTGTGGGTAGAGGCCAGAGGCGCTTAAACGGGCTAAAAATGGCCTTGCTGAGCCTTTTTATAAAATCAGTAGAAACCCGTAGAACATAGGTATACAATTATTTCAATTTATTTAATTGGTGAAAAAACCATGGGCAGACCCTCAAAACCTGACACCCGATATTTCCAAAGGACATTGACAGCCCCTCAGCGGATGATCTTGTTGTCTGCGGGTAAGGGCAATATTTGCAGAGGGTTTGAAAACGTGTTGGATTTATACCACTGCGCCCACAATCAAGGGTTTCGCCCTGACATGCCATTGAGTATTTTAAATATCGTCGCGGATAAACAACAGCCCCAAACAGAGGATCATTAGGTAGGGTAAACACTAAGGGAAGGATAGGTAAGGGTTAACACCTAGAAAGATAAGACTACCCAAAAAGGTGCATCTGTCTCTCATGCAAAATATGCATAACCTTAAATGCGAATAGTTCTCATTGAGGAATCACTAATGGTAAACCCTAAGCTGTATGTATGACCAGTACTGTAAGGATAACCATGAGGGTAAACCCGTAGGTAGAAAATGTAAAGAGCGTCAAC